ACCATCTTCTTCAATCATAGCGGCTGCTTTCTTAAGAAGTGAATCGAGCTTTGAGTAAACCTCTCCAATAATAAGACCTGCAGAAGTTCTATATACTCGTGCAATGATTACATCATTCGCATAATCAATACGTATGTTAGGAATAAAGCCTTGAACACCACTAAAGGAGCTAAAGTTATTTGTTACATAGAGGAGCGTATTACTAACTACAGCAGCTACTTTATAGCCCTCTGTAGAGCCTAGTTTAAGTACATCTCCATCTTTAATTTGAGTTAAAAAAGCAGTACCAGAACCTGTAACTTTAGTTGTTCCGACTCCTTTACTAAAAGTGCCTGTTAAAGCTGAACCATACTTATTTGTAGCATTTCCCGAACCCATATCATACCAAAAAGGAACAGAAAGAGCGGGTTTATGGTACTTAAGAAGTTTTAAACGATCCGTACTGTCGCTCGCATCAACAACAATATAAGCGTGCTCATCTATGAACTGCCCTGCACTGTTTCTGTCACTTTCTGTCCAGCTTATAACAGGTAGATTATCACAACTTTGCTGCCAAGCCGCAGAACTAGTACTTGTATTTGTAATAAGGGCGGCTTTATCACTTGGGTGTTTTACAGAGTACTGATAATTTTGGAAGCTAAAAACATTATTAGCCTTAACTGCGAAGGCTACACTTGTAGTTCCTCCATAAGGCACTCCCAAAGGAAGACGTGGTATGTTTTCTTTATACTTATCACTTACTGTAACAACGGATACTGTAGGGATTGAAACATTTTGAAGAATATTAATTGTTTTTATAGCTACGTTATATGTACCGTCTTCAATTCCTTCTATTTTAAAAGTAGTTTGGTCACTATTTTCAATTATTATAGGGCTTTCTACATTTGTAAAGTCATGAGATATCTCATACCCCGCTAAATGTTCATAGTTACCTTCAAGAGGGCCTACATTTCTAGGAGGGCTCCATTGTATTGTTAGTTCTTCTCCCGTAAAATTAGGATTCATCATACTAGTAGCATATACATCTGTTACTGGAGGAACTACATCATTATGTCTTACTGCAGGATAAACAGTATCTGCTATATAGGTAGTGAAGTCTTCGTCTACTGCCGCAAACTTTTCATCATAATGCTCAACCGCACTAATACCAAACTCATTTTTAGAGTTTTGAGAAATAGCTAATACTTTGTACTCTTTTGCAGAACCTAAAACAGTTAGTCCATCTGCTGTTTCTGTAAGTACCCATATACTTTCTGCAGGGGGAACTGCAGAGAAATCAGTAGTTACTGTTATAGTATCAACAATATTTCCAGAGAGAGCTGCGGTTACTGGTTGCTGCTCAATACGAGTATGCTCTGACCAAGATAATTCTAAAGGTAATCCTCCGCTTGTTATACGAGCATTAGAAGCTTTTTCTTCCGTATCTATATTCTGTAAGCTTGAGCTGCCTGTAACAAAAGCTTGCTTTATTAAGTCACCTCTTTTGTAGTTAACACCACTAACAGTAACATCCTCTGTGGCAAATGCCGCAGGTTCCACAAACATTATAGATAACTCATAGGCACTGTTAGCTAGTAAACTCGTTGTGCTGTCTAAAGGAATAGAACTAACACTACGGGTGGTGCCGGAGTTTGATACTCTTCCACCAATACGTACTGCATACCTATTTGAATCTTGAATATTTACAATATCGCCAGGCATAAGAAAACTAGCGTTTAGAGCGGTAGCGAAGTTAACAACTTCTCTTTGATTCGCTGCTGTCCATAATTTCCATCGACCATATCTTAAAGCCTGGCCTTCGCTTATAGCTCCCATAGCCATTGCGCTCTGAGAAACAATTGTGCCAGTTTTAGCAATATTAAGCCTATCTTCTACAATTAAAGGAGAAGCTTTGTAGTTAGCCTCAGGGTCTATCCAAGTAACAATACACTGATTAATACGTGTTTTACTTCCCGTACCTTCATAAGAAAAAGCACCATCTATTACATTCGCTTTTGTAAAATTATAAACAGGGCCGGAAGGTGCATCCATAACAGGAAATACTTTTCCATCAATATAGTAAAGCATACTACGGAATATTGTACTTATGTCTTTAAGTACTTTATACGCATCCGCCGCTTTAGTAAAGTATAAATTAGCAGTAAATCTAGGCTCTAAACCACCTTTTCCATCATCAACTAGTCCGTCACAGTATCTTGCAATTCTGTATAAAGCATATTTATCAATATCATTATCTTTTAAAAAGTCTCCTAAACCATAACGATTATTTGTAAGTATGTCATAAAATACCCAAGCAGGGTTATTAGTATAAACTTTTTCGGACGCAAAAGCCCCATCCCAATCCTGATAAGAAGTAGTAATAGCACCGCTAGTAATATTACGATTGTGGCTGGCAACACCGTCGCTAGTTTGCTCTCTTGTTACATAGTTTGAAGGGACAAGTACTTTTAAACCTCTAGTATGGTAGGAGCGTACAGGCAAGCCTTGAAACTTTTTTGTATCAAAAGTTACGTTAGCCATTGCGCTAAAAGGATGTGTTAGTATATCTTTAATGACACATGTTGTGTTTGTTAAAGAAGATGCAGTAACTTGTGTCCACCCATCATAAGTTACGCCAGCTGACTCAAATGCATCCCCTTCATGATCACTTATTCTTTCAACCTGTATTTTAAAGTCAGAAAAGGGTCTAAACATTGTTAAATCTACTGTCTCAACAAAACTAACTGAGTTTTTATCCATACTACTATGTGTCAAGGGGTGTTTTAGTACTTGATAACTTTCAAACGCGCTTTCGCCAGGTTTTTTAACTGCTATCATAGTTCTATATTGAGTATGTGTGAACTTGTCTTTGCCACCATTACTAACAGCATAGTGTCCACTAGGGTAGGCAATCGTAAAACGAGCTTCGTCAACTTCTTGTGCTTGGCTAGCTGTTAGCTTAAATCCTGCATTAGATGTTCCTATTAACTCTTTAGGGGCTTGGGCGCCTCCATAATTATTGCTGTGCTCTAAAACTCCTCCTCCACTTGGGTTATTACTTATAGATGTGGAACCATTTCCTCCTCGACCGCTAAAAGGAGTTTGTGCTAGCGTACCTACCCTAAACTGAGTAGTTACACCTTCGTGATTGGTTGTTTGCGACTGAGTTACAACATCTATTTTTGTAACAATAGCACCGGTAACATCAAACTTATAATTTCCTGTAACACCTGTCCAAGCAGAGGCCAAAGTAACAGTAGTTCCTGAAATAGCTGAAATTTCAACTAGTTTATCAACTTCTAAAAAGTAATTACCATTAGGAATCCATAAGCCTGAAGGACCTGAGGGGCTTCCGGGCACAAACTCAGCTACAGAGTTGCTAGTACGTTTAACTATCCAGCCTTCTCCAAAAGCACCGTCACCAATGCCTCCAGATGCTAGTATACCTAGCCTTGCAGGAACATGTGTGTCTACGTCAGCAGGCGAAGAAACCATATCAGCAGTAAAAAAACTATCAGTATTTTGAGTAGTAAGAGTTGCCGTAATAGCAAAGTTGTCTGTTCCAGCAGATCCATTACTAGCAGTTACTTGTTTGCTTCCATGTCCTGCGCGTACAATTAGGTACTTAGTTCCCGCTTCTGATTCTATAATAGGATTGGCGCCTGCCCCACTAATAGTAGCAGAAGTGGAACCGTTTGTTAAAGCGGCAGATGCAGCACTTTGACTGTAGTAACTACTTGCTTCTGAAAGAGGCACAGCTCTATCGTCGTTTAAATATACAGAAGCTGCACCATCAACAAGTCCGTAAATAGGACCTTCTGCTATTAGATCTGTTACTGATATTGTTTGTCTATCTTTAGCTAAGTAGCTAAAGTCGACGTCGAAGTTAGGGAAGTGTAAACCTTTAATCATTTTATTGGGCTCCTATTAGGGCTGCTGTGTGGGTGCTACTATGTTAACGTTACCTGCTGCGTCTGGCACTACGTTGTTTATTGCGTCTTGGAGTGCTTTATTGCCTCCAGAGCCATTACCTCCTTGGCGTATATCTAGCGCTATAGCTCTACCAGGTACTCTAAGCTCTCCGTAAAGAACAGGAACAGGATCACCTTCTACCGAATTGCTAGCTCCACCACTAAAAAGATAATTAGTGGGAGCATCTTGATCTACAGCAGGATCTGGTGCCATTATTTGTTGTATACCTGCAATAGCAAGACTCGTTGCTAGCTGAAATCCCGCCATTACCGCTATAGTTGCAGTAGTGCCAATTGTGCCAGCAGTCATTGCAGCAGTAATAAGACTAGAGCCTGCAGGGACGCCCGCTAAAGCTAATGGATTATAAACTAAGAATACCACAATCGCAATGGCTGCTAAGATTTTTCCTATGCCGCTTTTTGAGCCTGCAGGAACTAAAGATATAGTTATATCTCCTTTACAGATAGGAGTAAGTATATCTGTATGATCAATAGTACCATCCTCTGTCTCAACTATAAAATTTATGTCTTCTTCATGGCACTTTCTTACATAAGGTAAAAACTCGGGCCTGTTTGCATTTATACACTTAAAAACATCTGCATAGTTGTTAGTATTGACAATAAACTTATTGCCAAATCTTTCTCCTAGTTCTCCTTGTAAATACACACTATGTTGCATAACGATAAACTCCACTTATATACTTTTTCCAAAAGGGGTAAATATTTTCCCTACAGGATATTCTGTTTTCGGCATGATGATAAAATATATCATCTCCTAAATAAACTCCGCAATGGTTACCTACTAAAGCATTAACTGTAAAAATGAGTAAGTCACCTTTTTGCATATTATCTTCTATTTTCTCAAAACCCCAAGTACCTATGTACTCGTCGGTAAAATAATCTAAATCTTTTTCCCACCAATCATCTTCAAAAGGAGGGCGGTTAGGTATTTCTAACCCTTTTGAAATATAATAGTCTCTTGCTGCTTCGAAACAATCATTAACACCAAACTCATACTCTCTTCCATAAAGAGACTTACTTGTTCGTACAGGCTGTAGTATTTCCATATCCATCTCAGGATAGCTAAATATGTAGTAAGGTATTCCTACAGCATTACAGTACTTAATATCATTTTCACTCGGCTCAGTGGTTCCGTCAGGATGACTATGTACTATACCTATAATATCTGATCTATGCCCAATATTAATGTACTGTTTTGAGTCTATGATAAAGTCATTTTCTCCTTCTGCTACATTATCACAAGGAAACCAAGTTGTTTTACCTTTAACTGCTGCTAATACTCCACAACCTTCTTGAGGGTACCACTTTTCAAAATGTTCTTCTATTTCTTTTAATTGATTCATATTTAGTATTTCAATGTTCCAGGGAATGATCCAAAGGGTAAACGAGCTGCTAGATTCGTTGCTCCTTCTGGCTTTTGATTTGCACTTGTTAGTACCGAAGGTTTAAATCCATATCGGGCCTTACAAGATTGTAATGTTTTACCGCATACTTCTTCTCTAACCCAGTAAGGGCTGGTGTCTGTAGGTATTTGTCCTGCGGGGGTAGGACCTCCAGTAGCCTTCCAAATTGTTACTCCATTATATCGAACAAGAGTACCGAATGAATAAGAACTTCCTGAAGCCCACTCTGCCCATTTACGAACTTCTTTCCAAAAGCCAGAGGTTATAGAAGGAGTATTACCTGTTCCTGCAATAGTGCAGACCCAATACTGAGTTTGTGTAGCTGTACCGCTGCCAGCTCCTAAACCTGTTGCTTTAAATACGGTTCCTACTGTATTGTTTGCGGCACCTATTAAAGTAAAGTTAGTTCCTGATCCTACGCTTGCTATTGTGTAGTCCGACCCTATTACAAAGGAGCCTGCAGTTACTGTAGGAGTATTTGTAGTAACATAAGATACTGTTGTATAGGCCGTACTTGCAGCATAAGCTGCAAAAGTTTCTGTTGCTACGAGGGGTCGATCATCAAAGTCAAAGTAAGCTTTATGTGCTCTTACAGTCCCATCTCCGTTATAGTTTACTGCTCCATCTGTATTCCAAGTACATCCGCCACCCTTTCCGGCGGCATGTCCTTGATACTTCCAGCTACAGTATTTTCCTACTACGATACGTCGAGGTAGTTGTATATTTTCTAGATCGAAAGGCGTGGCTACTTCATAAGTAATAGAAATTGAGTTTTCTTCTGATATTCTATCAATTACGTACTCTTGAGTAGAAAATTCTATTGGAGGAGATGCATCTTGAGCACCTCCAACTAAGTATTTTCTTAAAGTTTGACGACGTTTAAGTCTTTGACCAATTAAATCATCATTTTTAAAGTCGCCTAATTCTGACTGAAACAAAGAACCTATATTTGCAACAGTAAAAGAAGGTCTGTTAGATGCTCCATCAGCTTGCACTTCTAAGCCGTCTATCATTATAGGCATAGGAACATAGTCACGAATAGTATTATCAGTTTGATTTGCAGTTCCTGTACCCGTTCCAACACCTGTTGCTACAAAAGAAGTGCCTGCAGTATCGTTAGAGGCTCCAACTGAGGTAAATCCTGTACCTGTAGCAATAGTGTAGGTATTACCAATTATAAAATTTCCTGCGGTTACTGGATTAGTAGGTGCAGTTTTATCTCGAAACTGCACCTCTGTTGAATCAGAATCCAAACCAGGGTGAAAATATAAGGTAGTTCCGTTTGGCAAGGTTATTTCAAACAATTCTACTAGTGCATTATGCGCAGCTGTAGTGCCCGAATCTTGTGACCCAATTTCTAATGTTTGTAAATCTGTTGCAATTACGTTGCTCATGCCTCAAAAACCCTTTTTAATGATACTGAAAGACTATAAAAGTCATCATATGCGTATGTCGTTGAATAATTTGTTGTTACTACTTTAACATCTCTTTCGCCTGTGCGTGTAGTATTGTTTGTGTCTGGAAGAGTAAGAGTAAATTTACTTACCCCCTTTTTCGCGTCTAAGAAAGCTACTATATCATCAATCTCCGCTTTTAGACGTGTTGCAAAACTTAAAGAGTAAGTCTCGTTTAAAGTATTAATTCCATCCGCAATACGTTGCTCATACCCATCTCCAAAGTTAGCAATAAGTACTCGAGGAGTACTTTGCTTTGTCATTGATTTATCAGGGGTTGCTAATAGTGCGTTGCTATCATTCTTTATACCTATTGTCATTATGCTACTCCGTACGGATTGAGTATTCCGCCTGATCGTTTTTGATTCTGTAGCTCAACCTGTACTGCGGTTGCTATTGCTCCGCCTAGCTTATCCATGTCTGGTCCTGAGCTTCCTTCTTTGCTCGATTGTCCATCTGTAGATATATTGACTACAATGTTATTCGTACTTCCCCCATTTCCTGACATTTGTACTGGTATTGATTTACCGTTTGGAAGAGGCACAATTGCTTCGGTTCCGTGCATCATGACAGGATAACCTGAAGTTGATCCTCTTGCTACGCCTCCGGTGGCATATCCTGAAAGTTTTTTACCTTGCTCAAATACTCCTCCGTTTCGTGCTTTTCCTAATCCTAGGAAGTTGCCGAATGTAGTCCCCCCAAACATTTGTAGTATCATTGCTTTTACAATCATTGCCGCTAAGTCTTTAAGTATAGATTTTGCCATGTCTGCAAAAGCATCTTTAGCACTTTTAGCACCCGTAACCATGGCCGTAAACGCACCCGCCATATTATCATGAACACTTGCACCTAGATCTTTGAGCAATACTTGTATAGGTTGTAGCTTTAACGCCTCTTGCTCGAGATCCCCAACAAGAAACCCTGCAGCTTTTAATGCTGCAATCTGCTCGTCATCTAAAAGCTTAAGTATAGCGATACCTTGATCCGGAGCAAGAGCTAAGATCTCTGTAAGTGCTGTTTGCAGGGAGGTAAGCTCGGTAATAGTCCCGTCAGTTACACCTGCTTGACGATTTGCTTCGTCAGAAGCTAATCTAAAAGCTTTTGACTTGTCTGTCTCTACCTTATTACCTGCAAAATCTGTACTTAAAGACTTTGTATACAAAGTCTTTTGCTCTAATGCAATCCTCCTAAACTCAGCTGCGGTATTCTTGGCTTTAATTTTTTGTACACTTAGTTCTTGCTCTAGTATCTGGTATTTTAGCATATTTTCTTTATTTGCTAGAGTTTGCATGTCTATTT